CAAGCGCTCCGGCGCGCGGCTGGCACTACATCGAGTTGCAGGTTACGCAAGGCACCAGCAACGGCATTCTGTCAGTGCGCATCAACGGCATCCTGGCCATACAGATGACTGCGCAGAACACCATCCAGGGCGGTGGCCAATTGCTCACGGCATTTGTGGGTGCCGTGCCCGGACAGAGCTGTCCGCTCACCATCGACGTCGACGACTTCTATATCGCCGACACCAGCGGCACGATCAACAACACCTTTCTCGGTGATGTGCGCGTCGATGCCTTGCAGGCACAGGCTGATGGCAGCCTGAACCAGTGGGCCGCAAGCCCGGTCGGCACTGCCGCATGGGAAGCCGTGAGCGACGAGGACGAGGTCACGTCGCTCAGTGCGCCCAGTGCCGGTCTGCGTCAGTCCTTCGATGTCGAGCCGCTGCCGGTGATGGCCACGCCCGCCATCTACGGCGTCCAGCTCACGATGCTGGCGCGCAAAACCGACGCCGGTCTGGGCAAGGTCAAAGGCCTCGTGGTCAGTGGTGCGCAAAGCGCCGTCAGCACCGACATCATCCTGCAGGAGCAACTGGCCTGGCAGAGCACGCTGTTCGAGCGTAATCCGAACGGCAACGTGCAGTGGACGGAGGCCGCCTTCAATGCCGCTGAGTTCGGCGTGGAGTCGGCATGACGGATCGCGTCCTCGTTCAAGACCTCGCGGAGGTTTCCAGCAAGCCAACGCCGGGAAGCGAACTACCCGTTTTTCAGAGTGAGGTGCTCTCGCGCGCCACCTTCGGGGCGAGCGCAGCCAGCTTCACGCCGGAAACAGCTGTCGCTCCGCTGCCGCCCAATCTGGCGGCCAGCCTGCTGGCGGAATCCTTGGCGGGCCCCTGGCCACCCATCGATGCACCGACGTTCTTGGTCGAAGTGTTGCGCCGGGACACGGCCTCGAGCGCCATCGTCGCCACCGGTATGAATGCCTTTGGCGACCAGCCTTGGCCGGATGCGCAACGCGGCGTGTTTGCCTTCCGTCATGATTGGATGGAGCCCCTCGTCGAACGGCTGGAGTGGCAGACCAGCGTCACGCGGCTGGCCAGCGGCAACGAATCCCGGCAGGCACGCCGCCGCATTCCCCGGCGCTGGCTCACCTACAAAGTAGGCAACGCCCGCCAGACCGATGCCCTGGTGGCCGACTGGCTGGCCGATCATCTGGGCCAGGCCGCGTGGTGGCCCCTGCCACAGTACGCCGTTCATCTCACTGAGAACGCTGAGGAGGGCGCGCTGACTCTCGGGGTGTCGGAGGCTGACTGGCGGCGCTTTGGCCCACCGGCTGCCGCGCTGCGTCTGACCTATGACGGCGTGCAGGGCTGGGACAGCGACGAACGCTGGGTGCTGATCATTGCGCCCGAGGGCTGGCAAGTCGCCCAACTCAGCGACGTGGAAACCGATCTGCTGTGGCTGGCCGAACCCTTGGCGCGTGCTGCCGGAGCCGGTAGCAGCGTGATGCCCTTGGTGTGGGGACGCGCTGTCGATCCGGCGGACTTGACCCAGTGGGTGCCGGGGATGGTCGGCGGCAGCGTCACCACGACTGTCACGCCCGCGCAAACGCCGGACATGGATGCACTCGACGACGCGTGGCTCGACGAGATTCCGGTCTGGCCCGATGGCAACTGGCGTGACGATCCGACGGCCGTAGCTCTTGCCACGATCACCCGACAAGACTTCTCGCCCGCAGATCCGTGGGTGCGCCGGGACGATCCCTGGGCGACGACAGCTTTGCAACGGCGCTATCTGGCCAGCTCACTCGATGAAATCGAGATCTGGCGGGCGCGGTTGTGGCAAACCCAAGGCCGTCTGGAAGCCTTCTGGCTGCCCGATGGCTTGGCTCCGATCCTGTGGGTGACGGCAGAGGCCGATCCCGAAGATGGCTACCTGCGCGTGGATGGCAAAGATATCTCCGCGCGAATTTCGGATTTTTGGCATCGCCCCGCCGCCTGCTTGATCGTGCATCCAGACGGCTATCGGCAGTACGCCCTGACGGCGACCTGCCATCTGGATCAAGGCGGTGTGCTGGTGCTGCGCTCGGGCCTCGACGACTGGGTGCCCACGGGCAGCCGCGTCATTCGCCTCGTGCGCTGCCGCCTTGACCACGATGCCATCGATCTGTACTGGCACAGCCCGACGCTGCTGGAGATCACCCTGACCGCACGTCAGTTGCCCGAACCACGCGGTAACGACCGCATTACCTACGAGCCCGCCTGACCATGAGCCAGAATCCTTTGCAGGAGGTGGAGCTGTATGCCTTCGCCAGCAACAGCGCGCAGTTCTACCTGACGCCGCACGAATTCGACGTTGATCTGGATGGCAATCTGTACGCAAGCCTGTCCATCGAACGCAACGAGCTGGCACTGGGTGCTGAAGCCGCCAAATCGGCGCTGGATCTGAAACTGCCACCCGACTGCGATCTCGTGCGCCACCTGCTGGCCACGTCGCTCACCGGGGATACCACCTCGGTCACCTTGCGGATCGGACGGCGCGACTCCTGGGGCGACTACTGGTGGATCTCGGGCACGCGCTGGATGGGCCGGGTGCTGGGCGTAGAGGTCGCTGACGATGTCGCTCGCGTTCGCTGCGAGTCGGCGCAAGTCAGTCTCAAACGTATCGGATTGCGGCGGCTCTATAGCCGCAAGTGCTCCCACGTTCTTTATTCCTCGGCCTGCGGGGCTTCGCCGATGACAGCCAGCGCCTTCGTCCTGGAGGTCTATGGCCGCAGTGTCGAACTCGATGGTGGTGTACCGGGTTGGGTCAGCGGCGGCCTGGCCGGTGGCTGGCTACAAACCCCGGACGGTGCGCGCCACATGATCATCGGCGACTACGGCAGCGGCGTCGAGCTGCTGTATCCAGCGGCCCTTGAGCCCGGCACGGAAGTGCTGCTGACCGTCGGCTGCGATCACAGCACGGCCACCTGTCAGACGCGCTTCGACAACCTCGACAACTACGGCGGCTTTCCCGCCATCCCGAGCAAAAACCCGTTCTCGACGGGCGTGTTCTGAATCCCTGGAGAAATCGCCATGTGGTACCTCGTCGTCATCGTGGTGGCGGCGCTGGTTTCGGTCGCGCTCGCGCCGAAGCCGCCCGAGCCCAAACCGGCATCGCTGTCCGATGTCGATGCCCCAACCGCAGAAGAAGGCAGACCGATTCCCGTCGTGTTCGGCACCGTGCTGCTGCGCGGCGCGAACGTGGTCTGGTACGGCGATCTGGAAGCCGAGCCGATCCGCAAGAAAGGCGGCAAGAAATGAGCACCAGCGTGATCGTCACTATCGACGACGTGCGCGCCGTCGGCCTGTGCGTGAACGGCTCGCGTACATGGTTCGAGCGGCATGGCCTGGACTTCCGCGCCTTTCTGCGGAAGGGACTTGATGCCGAAACCCTGCTGGCCACGAATGACGCGATGGCGCTGCGCGTGGTCGAGCACGCGCGTACCCGGCAGGAGATGCACTGATGGGTGGCAGCAGCAAGAAGCAAACCGTCGGCTACCGCTACCGGATGGGATTGCACCTGGTGCTATGCCAGGGGCCGGTCGATGCCGTGCAGGAGATCCAGATGGGCGACCGCACTGCGTGGGGTGATGCCGACCGTGCGCCGCTGTCCAGCGGGCACGGCCTGACCACTCTCAGCATCAACAAGCCCACGCTGTTTGGTGGTGACGAGCGTGAAGGTGGCGTAGTCGGCAACATCGATGTACTGCCTGGTGGCTCTGGACAGGGACGCAACGACTATCTGATGAGCCGCCTTGGCAGCGCCATTCCAGCCTTCCGGGGCGTGCTGTCCTTGGTTGCGCGCAAGATCCTGTTCGCGGCCAACAACCCGTACATCAAGCCGTGGGCAATGCGCGTGCGCCGTTTCACGGCGGGTTGGAACGACTACCCGTGGATGGAGTGGAACGCCGAAGTCCGTGCCTGGGATGACAATCAGGGCCGCGAGATCAGTGTCGGCATGAACCCAGCCCACATCCTGGTGCAATGCCTGACCGATCCGCACTGGGGCATGGGCTACCCGCAGGACAGCATCGGCTGGAGCTTCTGGAATGCAGCATGGGCCCTGTCGGACGAAGGCTTTGGTCTGAATCTGATCTGGACGCGCCAGCAGCCCATCGAGAGCTTCATCAGTCAGGTCATCGACCACATCGGCGGCATCCTCTACACCGACCCTGAGCAGGGCACGTTTGAGCTCAAGCTGCTGCGCGACGACTACTGGATCGACAGTCTGCCGCAGTTAGGGCCGGACGAGATCGTGCGGCTGGAGCGTTTCGAGCGCGCGCAATGGGGTGAACTGCCCAACGAGCTGACCGTGGTCTACACCGACTGGCAAACCGGCAGCGACACCACCGTCACCGTGGAAAACCTCGCCGCCATCCAGTTGCAAGGTGGCGTGATCAATCAACGCCGCGACTACCCAGGCGTCAACTATGGCCCGCTGGCCGCGCGTCTGGCGCTGCGAGATTTGCGTGCCTTGGGTTCACCCCTGGCGCGGATGAGCCTGACCGTGGCACCCGACACGCTGGAACGCGCGCCGCTGCCTGGTGACGTGTTCCTGCTTAACTGGCCGCGCTTGGGCATCGACCAGATGGTGGTGCGTGTGACCGGCATCGATACCGGCACGCTGGGGTCATCTGAGAGGCGCATCGAGGCGATGGAGGATGTGTTCGGGCTGGATAACGCGGTGCTGGCACCGCCACCACCGATCATCGACGAGCCAACCCTGGAGCCGCTGCCGCCTGCGTTGGTGCTGGCGGTGGAAATTCCGTACTGGGAACTGGCGCGCACCTTGTCACGAGCCGAACTGGACTACCTGACCGACACCGATGCTGCGCTTGGCGCATTGGCCGCAGTGGGTGGTGCGGGCCAGCTCAATTGGCAGCTCGCCACCGGTGCCTCGGCCAGTGAAATCGCCAGCGTGGCCAGCGAGGACTACGCGCCACTTCTCACGATCGATGTGGCACTGCCTGCCAGTGAGGCTGTTGCCGTCGGTGTGCCAGTGACCGCCATCAGCCAGCCGGAAAGGCTGTCCGTGGGCGACTACGCCTATCTCGTGGATGCGAGTGGGGCGATTGCCGAGGCCGTTGCCGTTGCCGTCCTGGCCTTCGATGCCGCCGACGCGACCATCGATCTCGCACGCGGCGTGCTCGACACCACACCCCAAGCACATGCCTCGGGGACTCGGTTGATCGGTGTCGGCGAATGGCTGGCATACGAAGGTGCGGAGCGCGCCCCGGGCGAGTCGGTGTTCGTGGGCGCGATCCCGCGCACATCGACCGATCAGGGCGATCCTGTGCTGGCCACCAATGGGCAGCCGATGGTGCTGACCGGTCGGCAGGCTTTGCCGTATCCACCCGGTCGTATCCGCCTCAATGGCCAGACCAAGCCTGTCGTGGTGGGAGGTGACCTCACCGTCGCGTGGGCCCATCGCGACCGCACGCAGCAGACCGCCTACCTCGTGCAGCAAGACGAGGGCGACATCGGGCCGGAGCTGGGCGTGACCTACACGCTGCGCATCCGCAATCGCAGCAACGTGCTGGTTCGTACTGAGACGGGGCTGCTCGGCACCACTTACCTGTGGACGGCAGCAGTGGCCGCGCTGGATGCCGGTGCGCTGGGTGACCGCATCACGGTGGAGATCAGTGCCGAGCGCGATGGTTTGAGCAGCTGGCAGCCGCAGGTGCGGGTCATGGATCGCGCGGGCTACGGCCTGCGCTGGGGACAGTATTGGGGAGGTGTGTGATGGAGCCGCGCATCGATGTTCATCTGCTCACCCTGAACGAGCCTGCCGAATGGCGGGAGGCCTGCATCGCCAGCCTCGAGGACGCACCGATCCAGTTGCACGTTTTGCCCGGCGTTCCGGGGCGTATCGGC